CGCAAGTCCTAGCTTCTCTCGGATTTCATCCTGAGTCATGTTGGCTGAGATGATCGCCTCTGAGAATTCAAAAGAGATAGGCTCTGTAGGTTTTAATTCAAGATCAGCGATGATGTCATTGAACTTGAATAGGTAGTTAACTACTTCCTCAAGTGCCCGCTGCTTTGCGTTTACATAGGTGTTCTGGAATAGCTGATAGGCTTCACGCATTTCAGATCTTCCCCCTAGTTGACCTTCGGTTTTAATTCCAAAAAGCATTGGGCTTGTGATCTTGTGACCGCTAAAAATTTCCGTTTGAACAGTTAAGTTTAAAAGGTCGAAATGCTTATCAAGTTCAGTCCCTGATAGATCAATTATAGAAGGCTCATTTTCTTTGCTATCGTTAAACGCTAGCATGAATTTACCTGCGTTCTTGCTTCCGCTAAATTTGTTCTGGAATTGTCGCTCAATTCTATCCTCTTCCTCTTGGCTTACCTTGCCCCCGTTAAGGTTAATCAGCTTGCTTGAGAACATCCCGTTGTTTATCGTGTTTAGGTGGTACTCCCCGATTGAAATATCAAGTTCAATGTAGCTGATAGCACCACGATAATCAGGCAAAGAGTAGGTATTTACCCCTGCACGATATTCTTTGAAGTATAGAATCTGTGTTCCTGTGGTATTGTTAGGATCAAATGCCGGGTAAGTTTCGTAGTCAGGCCTAGGGTTAACATTATCATTCTTGATCCAATTATCTGAGACATAAAACTCTGTATTTTCTGAGTTGGTTCTTACCTTGTAGTAGTCAACGTGGTAAAGTTCTGCGATCTCGCCTGTGGCCTTAGTCCATATCACCTGTAGATAGTATCCCCCGAAGATAGTTAAGTCAGTCACAAGCTTATTAGTGACCTCATTTAGGCTTTCTTCTTTCGTGTTTACCTTGTCAATAATCCCAAAGGCTTTTGCCTTCTGCATTTCATCTTCAGCCTTCACAGTCCACCCGTTGCCACAGATGTAGTCTACCTTCCCGGTTACAATTGCGTTATGCTTTGCGCTGTTATTGTAGATCCTTAGTAGGTAGTTAGGGTAGTCATTACGCTCACCATAAAAAATGTAATCTTTCCCTTTTACTTCCTTGTAAATGGGTAGTGGTACATCGTCAAATTTTAGAAATTTTATCATGTTGTGGTATAGGTTTTATAGTCACCATTATAGCCGTTGTATCTAACTACCCCAGAGGTGCTTAAGTTAGGTGCCGTCAATTGCATTTTTCCTGTTGCAATAATTTCAGCACCGCTTCCAGATTGGGTTACGTTGTACCGCCAAAATCCGATTGTTCTATTCTCGAAGTTTGCTATTGTAATTGCAAATTTTGATACACGATCTTTAAATGTGCTAGTATCCGTTAAAGTCAAAATCACTTCCTCATTTGTCACTTCATGATTAAACCGGAAGATGTAGACATTGCTACTCGTTTCCCTCTTATCTGTAAGGGTTACATAAATTGAAGTGTTAGCCCCCTGTGGTATTGCGATCATATCATTAAATACAAAAACCCTGTAGTATGTACACAAAAAAAAACACCCCCAGAATCGAGGGTGCTTTCACATCTAACCTATAAACCAAATGTATTAGGTAATCGGAATAACCGCTGTCACTTTTGGACAAAGTTCTTTCTCGTTACCTGTAAAGGTCAAAGTGTATCCTGATCTATCACCGAAGGCAGTACCTGAAGCACTACCTCCACCTGTTAGATCCAAACCATTACCTACACCTAAGAACCAATTCTCCCCGTTGTTATCTGTAGCAATTACTGCAAGTCTGTTTTTTCCCAAAAGAACGATTTCGTTTCTGGTGTTTACCTGCAATTTGTTAAGGATAATTTCGAGAGTCTGAGCATAGAAAATAGTACCATTCTGCACGTTAGTATTTACAGCCTCAGCAAAGTTGGAAGATTCTTTCACAAGATCGTACTTGTAGAATCTCTTGGTAGAATCCATAGTCAAAGTAGTTACTACTCCTGCTGCTATGGTTACTGTTGCCAAATCTTCATAAGGTGCAAAATATACGGCTGTTAAACCGCCAACGCTATCTTTGCAATCAAGCGTGTAAGATTGAGTTAAAGCACAAGGCATATCTTTTCGAATTTAGAATTGTGAAGGGGTAAGGATTATGACCTTACCCCAATTTTATTTAAGGTGCAACGTAAAGTTTCCAGAATACTACCTCATCAGGGAAGGCAACCTGTACACCAAATTTGAATTCTACTACGAATCTCATCTCGTCTGCCTCCTTGGCATAAAACAGTTCGAAACGATCTTGCTCGTTCAAAAGGTCAGTACCTAAGTAAAGGTTAGACATAGATAAAGCGAATAAAGTATCTGTTGCATTAAGACCATTAACACCTATCAACTTGATGTTTGTTCCCGGTACTACTAGTTCCATGTTCACCGCATCTACAGCGTAGTGGAAAAGGTTGGAATCTCTCAAGGCAATTACATAGTCACGGAAAGTATCATTACCACAGAAAATTACGACATCTTCCTTGTCCAAAAGGGCAGCAGGAATAGCAGCGAACGTTTCGTCTACAGCCTGCTCAATGTTTGCGCTTGTCAAAGTAGTCAATTGGGAAGTGTTTCCCTTTACAGGATCACCTGATCCACCAAAACCAAGGGCATCAATGATAGTAACAATACCCATGAACTTGTTTAGTTGAGCATTTCCTGAAGCAGTGTTGCCCATCCAAATTGCAGTCTCCAAAGCAGCACCGATCTTCTGTACTTTCTGAGCAGAATATTCTTGTGCGTAAGCCATGTAGTCATAGCTAGATCCTTCTCTCAAAGCCTTTTGAGTGTACTTAGCTTCGAAAGTTTTAGGGCAGATAGATTCTTGAATTTTGATCTTGCCTACAGTCAAAGTTCTTTGAGTGATTGTAGTAGTTCCTGAGGAGTTAAATCCGCAAGTACCACCTGTCTGGAATACCGCATCGGTAGCCATGATATTGATAGTCTCTGCTGATTTGATACCCACCTGCACATTACCGAATTGTTCGATAAGTCTAGCGGATTTTGCTGAGAAGATAGCAGCAGAAGTAAGCTGCAATTCGTTCTCCTTTACATAGTTAGTTAATGCTGAAAGGTCTAATGCCATTGTCGTTTATTTTTTAAGTGTTGAAAATGCTTTTTGAAGGTTGTTATACCTATCGTTTTTTTCTGTTTTTAATTGCTTAGCAAATTGGTTAGGAGCAGTGATTGCTTTGTCGCTTGGCTCTTTTGCAAATGATTCAAGAACTTCAGCAGATAGTTTCACCGCTTCTTTCACATCTTCTGCTTTTTCTTCCATCGCCTTAACTTTTGCGCTTAGTTCTTCTACCTTTTTTTCAAGGTAACCCATGGCCTCTTCTACTTTTGCCATTGCTTCATCCTTCTTAGGCTCTTCAGCTGATACTTCGGCTGCTTCGATTTCGATTTCTAGCTTTGGTTCTTCGCCTTTTTTAACTTCAGCAATTTTACCTGCTTCAGTTACGATTACGATTTCACCGCTTTCAAGTTGATGTTCTCCAACAGGTGCAGGGATTTGTACCCCATCTTCACCGATTACGAAAATATCACCTGCCTCAAGATCGTAGGCCACCATCGTGCCATCTACTAGCTTACCTTCTACCAATGCGAAGGCCGCTTTCTTTTCTGCTTCTGTGAAAAGCAAGTTTTTAATTTGCACAAGTGCTTCTTTTGCGTTCATAATTGTAAATATTTAGTTAGTTAATTTTGTTCAACTTGACTCAAAATTTTAAAAATTTGTGACATGATTTGCTCTTCTTTTTGCACGATCATTCCTGCTTTTTCGTAACGGAATAAACCCTCCACGCTGAAGCCTTTAAAAGTCCCTGCTTTTACTTCACCCCAGAGTTTGTCATTTTCAACTTTAAAGGAACCGAACCATGAGCCATCTGCCACATCTTCAAAACCTGTAGGAGGGTTAACCCCTCTGTCCCTGTCAATGATGTAGCTTTCAAACATATAAACCCCTTCAGCTTTCTTGCCGTGTTCAATGTTGACCTTTGCCTGATATCCTTTTTTAAAGAATCGCTGCACGATCTTCTTGATCTGCTCACCGGTAAACATCACATAGTACTCCCCATCTTCGTCCCTTCTGTAGATCGGTAAATCTGCAATCATTAACGGCCCGGATACTATGCGCTGATCTTCATCCTGAACTGCGAAGGATAGGTGAGTGCTGAATTCTTCTTGCTTCATCTTGCTTTCTGCCCATCTAAGCATTGGCTCACCACCCCAGAGAAGATAGCTGATAGTTCCGCAAGCTTCTGTGTCATCTGGATTGTAGTATTCGGCAGCCCTGCTTAGGTAGGAGTAAGTTCTTTTTATGGTCTCCCTAGAAAGGTTCTCACCATTCATGATTTGAGTAGCACGAACTTTTCCTACCTGAGTAGCGCATCTATTACCTATTGCCTCATTCAAACGGATTCCCCGTTCTGCATTATCCTTTGCGCTTTGTGGGTAGTCATTATAGGAATCTTCTTGGAATCTACCTTCCCATTGACTTGAGCAGATAGCTACCGCTTGATCGGATTCCTTCCCTTCATTGATCATGTACTCAATGCATCTAGGAAGAAAGTCTTCTTTGCTTTCCCCTTGGCTAGGCTCTACAAACTGCTCAGAAAATGCTAGAAAGTTTCTCTGGATTGCAGGGCTTTCCACCAAGGCTACAAAATCAACTTCTTCTTCGCCATCAATATCGTCAGCGATAAACATTTTATAAAGTGGTAATTTATCCATATCTCTAAGTATTAAAATCCTGCTCTGCGTTCAATATCGGCTACTCGCTTTTGTGTTCCTGTTACTTCGCTTTCTACCACATACGCTTTGATTGGAGGTTGATTCTGCATCATAGTTCCCAAGGCAGTCACCGGGCTAGATCCAATTGTAGGGACTTGACTACCTCCGCTTGGTGCTGATGCTGAAATAGACGGGAAAGCTGCACCCCCTCCACCGCCACCACCACCCGGCACATTGACTGCCGTAATTGCTTTGACTGCTTTAAATCCTGATGCCAAAATAGTAGCAATATTTGCCACCTTTGCTACAACATCGAAAGGGGAAGGCAAAACAGATTCCTGCTTTAGTGCCTGCGTAACCCCTACAGAAGTATTTATAATTGCTTCAGCTATTCCTAGTGCCTTTCCTGCTGCCGTTCTTTTTCCTGCCAGTTCAGATAGTGATCCAAGTAATTGAGAAGCAGCCTGTGCCTGAGATATTTTTAAATCATATTCAGCCTTGTCTATGGCTATTCTTGCATCTGAATTTTCCTTTATTCCTTGCGTGTATTCAATATCTGAAATTAAATTTTTATCGTAGTATTCTTTTAGTAGTGCATCCTTTTGATCTAGCAGATTTCTTTCTAGCATCAGATCATCATCTGCCTCTTTCATTTGAGCATCTAGTTCATCAAGTTTTTTGATAGCATCAGCCTCTGCAAAGGTCAATTCAAGCGCATCTAGTTCCTGCTTGTTTTTAATTTCAAGCTGTTTTTGAATAGCTAGTTTTTGCTCTGCTCTTAGCTTAGTATCTGCTTCGAGATCCGCTAGTTCCTGCTCTTGTTGTGCAACTAATTCAGCCCGTGCTTTTTCGTTTTCGTCTTTGATTCCCTGAAGCCTTGTTTCAACTAGGATCTCGTTTAGTCGCTTTGCAAATTCGGTATCTTCCGCTGCGGTTTTTTCTTTTAGTTCCTTTTGTTCCTCAGCAAGTTTCTTTTCCGCTGCTAGTTTTTCTTCATTAATTTTTTCCTGCTCAGCCTTTGCCTTTTCCGCTCTAGTCTTTGCTTCCGCTGCCTGCTTTTCTGCTGCTGCTTTTGCTTCGTCCGCTTCTTTTTTATTGTATGCAGCAGTTTCAAAGGTCAAATTATTCAGCAATTCTTTTCTTCTTTTCTGCCGTTCCTCTGTGGTCTTGCCATCTAACCTGTCGGAGGCTATTAAGTCCTGAATCTCTTGGGTAGTTTGCTTTCTCTTTAGTTCAAAAATCTCTTTTTCCTTACCACCTTGAGCGGTTAGTAATTTGATTTGCGTTTCTATGCTTTCATTTCTTGATGCAGTTCCTTTTGTAAGTGTCTCAAGTTCCCTGTTCGCCTTACTTGTAATCCCAAAGAAATCCGTGACCCCCTGCACTAAATTACCGATCGTATCCGAAAATCCTTTTAGCCCCGGCATTAAATTTAGAACAGCATCTTTGATAGCACCAAAGTTTTGCACCAAAGAAATTAAACCAAGAACTAAAGCAGGGATACCCAGAGAAATCAAAGCCCCTCTAAGCACTTTCATTGATATTGCTGCTGCCTTACTTGCTAGGGTAGAGGCATTTGTTGCCCCTGCCTGCGCTGTATTTGCTACTGTGTTGGCTCCTACTGCTGCCGTGTCTGCCGTAGTTGCTGCCGTCTTCTGAGCAGTAGTTCCTATCAATCCCTTGAAGGATGATTTTAGCTGATCTGTGACCTTGCCTAGATCCGCAAGCTGAGATAAGCCCTGAGAAAGGGCCATCGCAGACTGTACTTTCAAAAGTGCTTTCTGGACATCTTCAGATTCTGCCCCGAATAATCCCATAGCCCCCTGAACGGCACCAACTGCCCCTGCTGCTAGACTTGCTGCGCTGGTTAACGCTTGGAATCGCTTACCCGGATCGAATAAACTAGCCTGCTCGTTTGCATCTTCTATGCTATCCCTGATTCCTGCTACTTTCTTTGCTGCTTCAACGGCTTCCGTAGATAAATCCCCAAACTTTTGCCTAGCGTTTTGTAGTTCTAGCGTTGCTTCTTTGAGTTGCTTTTTTAACGGCTTAACATCCGCATCTAAAATGATCTTATTTTCTTCAGCCATTGGTTGGGGTTTTTAAAGGTTAGGGGAATCAATTGATTCCCCATTTTTTATTCTGTTTCTTCCTTCGGGTTCTGCTCCTGCACTTGCTGTGCTAGGAATTGGATAAAGGTCATCCCGTACTTTGTCGGCAGTTCTTGTGCCCATGCTTCAAGCATTTTGATTTGTTCTTCGTTAAGAATTACTTTCATCTTGTGTTTGGTTTTGGTTTTGTAAATCTTCATTTAAAATTTCACTTTCTTTCTTTTTCTCTTTAAGTGGTTCAACTATTACCTTGCCATTTTCATCTGTCCAATCTGTATCAATCATGTGTTGGTCAATTCGTTCACCAATCACAAGCCATGAAATAGTATCTAAACATTTTGAATCCTGTGCTTCAATCTTCAAGATATTCCCTTCTACTTTTCCTCTGATTGCAGTCCACCCTGATTCATTTGAAGTAAAGCATTGAATGTTTCCATTTAAAACTAAAAAAGTTTCTTCAGTCATTCCTGATGCTTCATCAATATTTACTTCTGCATATCCATTTGTTAATTCAATTTTTCCTCTGTAAATATTGTCTGCTTGTGGCCCTTCAATAAATGAATGAACTAGGTGGTGTGTATCTTTTTTAGATTGTAGTGGATGGTCAATTCTAAACGAACCTGAGCCTTTTGAAAGAGAACCTGGGACGTTTACAGCCCCATCATTTCTCACTTCAAATAAGCCACCACCACTTGAGTTTGTTGCAATAAAAGCATAAGCTGCACTTGATGTTCCAGCACCCGCAGCTATTAATCTTGATATAGAACTTGCAGTTCCAGATGGCCCTATTCCTACACTTCCCCCCGAAGTGATGCGCATTCGTCCGGTAGGTGCACCTGCATTAGAAGTGCTGAAAATCATATCGCCACTTCTCGCAGTACCATCTTGACTTATTCCAATATCGGCAATAGTATTTTTTGAGCCTCCACCATTAGTATAAAACTGAATTCCATAACCTGCACCATTTGCATTAATATTGTGGTAAGTAGAAATAAATCCATCTTCAACTTGCAATTTAGTGTTTGGACTAGCCGTGCCGATGCCTACGTTGCCGTTGGTTAAAACTAGGTTATTTGAATAAGTTGTTGCGTTATTGACAACATCAAAAATGTGCTTTACCAAACCTAATGAAACATCTTGGCGAAGCCTTAAAGAAAAGTCAGGGTTGGCCACATTATAAGACCATCTTTGAACCTCAGCACTTGCGTCATTTCCGCTACTT